CTGAACCGCCTGCGCCTGCTGAGGTAGTCGGAGTTGTGCCGCCAGACCCGCCACCACCGCCTGCATAAGTAAGTGATGAACCTGTAATGCTAGATGCTGTTCCTGCACCGCCGTTGCCACTTACACCCGCAGCCCCGTTTACACCTACTGCACTAGCACCACCGCCGCCGCCTTGTCCGTCACCTGCTGTGCGGTTAGTGCCACCATTATTACCTTGTGATGGACTTGTTGATGGCGTATTTCCTAAACCGACGTTAAAACTTTGTGCACTTACTGTGTATCCCGCGCCACCGCCTGAACCACCATTTAATCCATCACCCGCAGTATTAAAACCACCGCCGCCACCGCCGCCAGTAGATGTAATAGTTGAAAATACAGAATCTAGTCCGCTAGTTCCAGCAGCAAGACCACCACTTACTCTGCCAGCACCGCCGCCGCCAACTGTCACAGTAAAAGAAGCACCTATTGAAAACGAAGTTCCAGTTCTAAAACCACCTGCGCCCGCGCCGCCGTAGCCACCGCCACCGCCACCTGCAACAACTAAGTAATCAACGGATGTTGGAGCGGTTGGAGCAGGCGTTGCAAATAAGGATGTAATTACATTAGCGATCATTAGGCTACTGCACCTACGACGTACCAAGTGTCTGTGCCAGTCTTAATGCAAGCTGCTGACTTGTACTGGGCAACCGTAGGAGATGCCGCAACTGCACCGGCTGAAAGGATTGTGGTTGTGCCTGAAGTAACTGCTGAAATGGTGCAAAGACCAGCGCCGATGTTTAGGACTGTTATTACTGTGCCAATCGGATGCGCCACGCTTGCGTTAGTCGGGATCTTGATCGCATTCGCTGAAGCATTGCTCTGGGTAATCAAAGTCTGATATGAGTCGTTTAGGACTGTTGTGTAAGTAGTGCCAGTCTGGGCATTGAGCGTGAACGCTACTAACCCGTTGAACATAGCCGCGCTTAGGACATCGCCTGTGCTTGCTGGAAAGCCTGTTGCCATTTATATCTCCTAGTACGCCATTATGTTAGTGCCGATTATACCTGATACAGCCGAGCCTATGATGAAGCCCTCAACTATTGGCTCAAGTGTTGTCACAGTTACCTTCATGGAGTTTGGCGTTATATTCCAGTCCAGTCCTTGCGCTTGTAGTGTCTTAACGATCGTTGAGCCATCTGGCTGAACATTCGTAATCTTTAGGTTAGAGAAGTAATCCAGCCCTAGCATTGTGGCAGTCGGTACATCTGGATCTAATAGATCGACTGTCATCGCATCGATGCGGATGGTTGTCTCGGCTCTAGTTGCCACATATATCTTGGCAATGTTTAGGGCGTCTGCATTAGTTTGGGCTACCAAGTTAGTCTGATTAAGTTGATGCGAGAAGTACTTAGCGATCGAGGCTGCATTCTCTGAGACTTGCTCAGTACCACCTACAATGGTCATTCCTGAGCTGTTAATGATTAATTTGTCATCAAAGGCAAAGACTAGGTTCGTATAAGGGATGCCAGTAGTTTGATCAAACTCGATCGGAGTCTCGCCATATTTTTTGATTACATTGGTGCGGCTGAGGAATACTGCTGTGCCTTCTGAGTCAATATAGAATGCGCCTTGCTCGGAGAATTCTGCGTTCTTTAATGCATCAAGGGAAGTGCGAGAAGTTCCAGGATCAACTTGACAGGTCGTGTTGCCGGTATCTATGGTGCGCATCGATGTAGGCCAAGACACTTGATCAAGGATCTTGCCTATGCGTGTGCCGGTATCTTGTCCTGCTGTAGCACTTGCAACCGTTGTAACAGTTGCCTGTTGCATAAGTCTAAACGCATCTGCGCAAACAATGTCAACATAGCCAGTTTCCTGACCTTTAGGATAGGTGTACTTGTACTCGATGGTATAGCCAGAGAATAGGAAGTAACCAACTCCGCCGACTGTTGCTGACACGCGCAGTTTGCGTAGCGGAGTTAGGAAGCCAAAGTAAGGGCTAGAAGTATTCTGCGGATTAAAGTAGCTGAGAGGATCTAGGACTCGAATAGTTGCTTGACCAGCCTCGTAGGTGTCGCGCATAATGTTGCGCCCTCGACGAATGCTAATAGAATAAACGTCTGGAGTTAAATCAACTGTTGGCTCTGGAGTAGTAGTTGAGGCTAATGTGCCTGTGCCTAATACACCGTATTTGATATCGCCAATAGTAAAGGGATAACCGAAGGTAGCGCCCGATGTAAAGTCAAAGGATACGCTTATCTGAGCAGGTAAAGTCATGGCGTAGGTGTCTCGGCGAATGATCCAGATCGACGGTTAATAGAAATCTTGTTGCCTGAAAGTGAGTCATTAGTTTGCTTGACTGTAATGGCATCTGCGAGCATTGTGCCATCTACGTATAGATCAACCTTAACGGTTGCAGGGAAGGCTTGGTTAAACGATGGATTGGCAGGAATGAAATCTGTCATATCGCCTAAACCTATGTCACCAAAGTTTGAAGTAACTCCGCTAACACCGCTTGGAACTGCGCTGACTGCTATTGCTCTTACTTGTGCCTGAATAGCATCCAAGTAAGCAGCCCAGCCAGCAAACGGGTTCTTAGCATCTGGCAAATCTTTTAAGTAGGCAATAAGTCCAGCGCTTAGTCCTTGAGCCTTACCAAGTTCTCCAGCGAGTTTAGAAGCCTCTGTTGTATTGCCGGTAATGAGGGCTAGTTGTAATTCTAAACGCTTGCGCTCATCCTCGGTAATTTTACCCTTGAGCGCGGCTACGATTGCAGTCTGCTCAGCATCAAATAAATTGCTGGCTTTCTTTAACGCTGCTGCGTCTTTAGCCGCTTTTAATTCAGCTTTTTTAGCAGCCAATAACTTTGCCTGTAAAGCGTTTTCTTTTTTATATTGGTTAATACGATCCCACGCGGCTTTTTTGTTTAACTCAGTCTGAATAGATGGTATAGCACCCATAAAAGATGCGCTTTTTGGTACGCTTTCTCCTAATGCTTTGACAGCTGCAAAATCCCCGCGAAGAACTGCAAGGAATTGACCAACTCCAATGCCAAAGTTTCTCTGGAACTTACTAGCAGCTTGAGATAAATCTTCAATAAAACCTAAAGTATTTTCAAATCCTTGAGTGCCGCCACCGCCAATAGCAGTCAAACCTTCAAGAAAACCTTTTCCGAGAGTTTCATTAGCATTGGCAATTGCTACATTTAAACGATCAAACTTTCCAGCATAGGTACTTACTGCTACCGCAGCCTGACCACCAAACAGAGAATTAATTTTTGCCTGGACTTCCTCAAATTTCATTGCTTTGAGTTGTGCTTGAGTTAATCCCAAACCATATTTAGCAAGTGCGCGAGTTTGTCCTACATAACCTTTAGATAAGTCACCAGCAACAGTTACAACATCAACGCCGCTTGCTGCTGAAAGATCAAGGGCTGTTTTTAGCAACGATTGAGATTTAGCAACATCTCCCGTAGTAGTTAGTAAACGTTGAAAGGCTGGGCGCAGTTGATCATCAAGGACACCAAACTGCTTTTCAAGGTCGGCAATAAAGGTCTTTACTGCCGGATCAGCATAAGCTAAACCTAAATTATTTAATGAGCGACTAAGAACGCGAGCGGCTTTGTCATCTGCGGCAAATGCTTTTGCTGCATTTAGCTGCGCTCGCATTAACTTCTGTACGCCTACGACACTAAGATAGGATTTAGCAAGTCTAGTAACTTGCTTGCTTAGTGCAGAAGTAGCTGTGTCGGCTTGCTTAAACGCTTTAGCACCTACGAACTCGGATGCAATATCAATTCTTAGATCAGCCATTATTTGCCACCTGTTCTTGCATTAAACTTAGCGGCTGAGTTAAAGATAGCCTGGAGTACAGCGCCTTTAGCCTTGCCTTGATCTTGTTGCCAGGCTTTAAACATTGCTCGACCTTGGCTCTTTTGATTTGGCCCAGCTAGTTGACCTGGCAATCTTGGAGTAAAGCGACCATCGATGCCAGACTTGCGACCTGCGGTTTCATAGATTGCACCGGCAGCGGTCTTGTTTAGAATAGATACAAGCGATCTAAAGCCGCGACGATTAGGCTTGCTAGGAGTTGTCTTATATCCAATGCCGCGTCGAGCCACAGCTGCATCAAAGGCTACGCGCTCCCACTTGCCTTTTTGATTACCGACTAGCCAACCGCTAGGAATTTCGCTGTTAGATGGGATGAATCCGCGAGCGTTCTTAACTACTGGCTTGAGAAAGTTGCCAATCTCTTTAGTAGTTTCTTTTGCTAGATCAGGTGTGAATTGCTTCAAAGCCTTGCGAAGGTTAGTTGCGCCTTTGACGCTTGTAGGCATCCGTTTGCTCCTTCGCTCTGTCCTTCAGGGCTTGAAGTAAAGTCCTGAACATTGTGTGATCTAGTTCGATTAAAGTTTGGGGCGAGAGTCCTGTCTCAAGCGATAGTCTCGCTACGAGATAGGTGAAGGACTCTCGCGTTACTCCAAAGGGTCATCGTCTAGAACCTCGACTCGCGTCAATGTATCTAGAAAAGACTCTCCGAAGGGTTTAACGGTTTCACCCGACCGGCGAATTGCTTCCCAGCAGAGCCAATAGACATCGCTCTGCTTTTCGTCATCTCTAAAGGCTTTATGGAAGCCCTTCTTTGCATACTGCTCGAAGGCGAATTCGATCGCTGGTGTGATCTGGTACTCGTTAACGCTTCCGTCTGCCCTTGTTACCTTTAGTTTTGCCATTGTTTGCCCCTTAGTTAGTTAATTATGGTGCGGTTGTAACTGCGATAGTGCCGTTAACATTCCAAGTTACTGACTGTGTTGAAAGATCGCCAACTGCACCGTTGATAGGTGTTGTGTTATTGACCAAGCAAGACATTGTGTAAAGTGGGTTAGTCGCTGATACTGTCGCTGAAGTCTGCTTTACTGTAACAGTTGTGCTTGTACCCCATACAGTCTGTAGAGTCTGTAGAGTCTTAGCTGATGCCTCATCGTTAAAGAAGTCGATAGTGATAGATGATGCTTCCAAGCCCTTAACGAACTTGTGGCCGCTATCGCCCATCGCTGTAACTTCGAGTTCATCGAATGATCGGTTAATTGTAACTGCGCTTACTAGCGCTGAGAGGTCTACCGCATTTACAGTAAGAACCACTCCGTTGCTTAGATATACTGCCATCGGTTATTCCTCATCTTTCTTAGTTGCTGGTTTAGGTGCTGCTGGAGCGATCTGACCTATCTTGATCAGGAACGCTGCGTTGTCTTTTTCCCATTGTTCAAGGGTCATTTTAACTCCAACTCGTTAGGACTGAGACTTGCAGAGAGCAAGTCAGTAGATCGCCTGATGCAGCATTGAGAACGCTAGGTGCGCTCACATCTCCCACATTATAGACGATCGAGGAAGCAGCTAGTTTGTTAAACACAACAACTAGCAGATCCTCAATACCATTCAAATTGCCCTCGTTGTCGAGAAGGGGCACAAATATGTTCAAAGAAAAGTTAGCAAGTGGCGCGACAGAATTGCGGCCATTATTAGTCGGGGTGATGTAAGGATCAGATGGGCTGATCACTACGCTGTTGACGATAGGCGTTGCTGGTGGGAATGAGAATACT